CATTACATGGTTATATTTCTATTAGACCTCATAATACAAAAACAATTTTTAGAAACCCAGAATACGAAATAATAAATGAAATTGGCAATGTTTATATTGGACCAGGTTTTAGAGAACATAAGGTAGTAAGTCTTAATGATAGTTTTGATAGTAATAGGATTACTCTTGGGTTTGACATACTTAAAGATGTGCCAAGACATGCCCTTACAGGTAATATAGGACTAATGCCTTTTCCTCAAATAAATAAGAATAATTCATAATATTCAAATGAACGACCCCAAAATGCTCCGTGAGATCGCTAATGATGGGATAACACCTAAAAAGACGGATAATAAAGTAGAAAATGACCTATATGAAGCAGATGATCTAGAATATGATGATGAACTTTATAAATCTTGATAAATAATAAAATAGTAACAATATTTTATAATGCCTCTTCAAAGAGTCAGTCAGGGTTTTAAGGATATTAGCATGACCTTTCAGTCTAATCCACTGAATGGTGACCTAATAGGAATTAAAAACGAAAATGCTATTGCCCGATCAATACGGAATATAGTATTTACTCTTCCTGGTGAAAAGTTCTTTGATCCTGAATTTGGGTCTCAGATATCAAAAACTCTCTTTGAGAACATTGATAATATTTCTGCATCTTCTATTAGAGACGAAATAAGACAATCAATTACAAATTATGAACCAAGGGTGAATTTAATTGACGTTGACGTACACCCTGACTTTGATAATCAATCATATGATGTAATTATTAACTATGAGATCATAGGAGCAGACGTTCCGCAGCAACAATTACAATTCGTCTTGCAATCAACCAGGTAAAATGCCATTAGTTAACTTCTCTAACCTCGATTTTGATCAGGTTAAAACAACACTTAAAGATTATTTACGGGCAAACTCCAAGTTTACCGATTATGACTTTGAGGGATCTAATTTATCTACTATATTAGACCTTCTGGCATATAATACGTACATTACTTCTTATAATGCTAATATGATTAGTAATGAAGTATTCATTGATAGTGCAACTCTAAGAGAAAATGTAGTCTCTTTAGCAAGAAATATTGGATATTTACCTAGATCAAGGACTGCAGCAAGAGCAACAGTCAGTTTCTTCGTCAATACAACAGGTATTAACCCTAACCCATCAGTATTAACACTTCAACCAGGTCCAGTTGCAGCAACATCAGCAGCTTTTGGTAACCAATCCTTCATTTTTTCCATTTTAGAACCAATTACACGTCCAGTAGTAGACGGAATTGCTCAATTTAATGATATTCCCATCTATGAGGGCACCCTTTTAACGCAAAATTACAAATATACCTCTCAGAACCCAAATCAAAGGTTTGTTTTACCTAATGTAGGGGTTGATACTAATTTAATAAGCATAAAAGCAGGTACAACTAACCAAAAATTCAAATATTCCTATCAAGATAGTCTTTTTGAGATTGATAATGACTCAAAAATCTTTTTTATACAAGAAGTTGACGATGAAAGGTACGAAATCTTCTTTGGAGACGGTATTTTCGGAAGAAAACTCCAAGAAGGTGAAGAAATTGATATAAGTTACATTGTTAATCATGGTGATGCTGCAAATGGGGTCAATCAGTTCACTTTTAGCGGCAGAATAACATATATTCAGAATGGTAACACATATCCTGTCGCATCTGGCATCTCATTATTAACAACTGGTGTAAGTGGGTCAGGTGGAGAGCAAATTGAGGGTGTTGATTCAATTAAAAAGTTTGCACCTCGAATTTATGCGTCTCAAAACCGTGCTTTAACAGCAAATGACTACGAATCACTAGTTCCAGCGAAAATTTACCCCGAAACAGAGTCAATTTCTGTTTTTGGAGGTGAAGAATTAGTCCCTCCTCAGTATGGTAAGGTCTTTATTAGTATAAAACCAAGATTTGGTGACTTTTTACCTAATTTGGTCAAAGAAAACATCAAATTAAAGCTTAAAAAGTATGCAGTAGCAGGAATTGTTCCAGAAATACTTGATCTTAAGTATCTTTATGTCGAAGTTGACTCAAAAATCTATTATAATACTAATTTGACAAGTTCTGCAGAGGAAGTGTCAACAATTGTTCAAAATAATTCAGGAAAATACGCAGAATCTACCGAATTAAACAAATATGGAGCAAGATTTAAGTATAGTAAGTTCCTAAACATCATTGATCAGAGTCAGGAGTCCATTACGTCCAATATTACGACTCTTCAAATAAGAAGAGACCTTAGATTGGTCTTAAATGCCTTTGCTGAGTACTCTATTGGGTTCGGAAATGAGTTTTATATCAAAAATATGGACGGTTATAACATTAAATCGTCTCCATTTAGGATTCCAGGACTTAATACAGACGTTTATTTGTCTGATATCCCTGATAGTAATAGAGAAACGGGTACATTATTCTTATTTACAGTACCATCCATCAATTCTACCTCACCTTCCATAATTAAGCGGAACGTTGGGTATATAAATTATACTAAGGGAATAGTCACACTAAACCCGATTAATATAATATCGGGCAAAATTAAAGACGGTCAGGCCATTCTTGAGATTTCAGCATGTCCAAAATCCAATGACGTGATTGGATTACAGGATTTATACCTACAATTAGACATAAGTAATAGTACATTTGAGCCAATTGTTGATGAAATTTCTTCAGGATTAGATCCAGCAGCATCTAATTACATCGTAACCTCTAGTTATCAAAATGGATCACTAGTAAGAGGCGATTCTACATCATCAACTACATCTGCATATTAAAATCATACCACAATGATATCAACAACAGATAAAAGAATAAAGTTTAGTAATATACTTGAAAATCAACTTCCGTCTTACGTCAAGGAAGATTATCCATTACTTACTGATTTTTTAAAGCAATATTACGTTGCACAGGAATTTGATGGAGCTCCTCTTGACTTAATTCAGAATATTGATGAATATATTAAACTTGATAACTCTACAAATCTTGTAGATTCTGTTGTTTTGGGTACTGATACTTCATATAGTGATACTGATATTATTGTTGATTTAATAAAAAGTCCTAAAGGTACTAACGGATTTCCTGATTCTTATGGAGTAATTAAGATTGATGACGAAATAATAACTTATGAAAATAAAACTATAACAACTTTTCAGAATTGTCATAGAGGATTTTGTGGTATTACCTCTTATGTTAGTGAATTAGACGCTGAAACTTTAGTTTTTAAGTCTTCTGAGAGAAAAGATCATACAAAAGGAGCAGAAATAACGAATTTAAGTTCATTATTTCTAAAACAGTTCCTAATTAAGACAAAACAGCAAATATTGCCTGGGATTGGAGAAAGAGCATTAAGACCAGGACTTAACCAAAACGTTTTTATTAAGCAAGCAAACGATTTTTACTCTTCTAAGGGTACAGATGAATCGTTTAAAATACTCTTTAAGGCACTTTATAACCAAGACGTAGATGTTATTAAACCTAGAGATAATCTTTTAATACCATCAAATGCTCATTATAAGGTTGCAAATCACTTTGTTGTTGAAAGTTTTGATGGAGATCCTACTGAATTAGGTACTGCAACGCTATTTCAGGATGCATATGGCGATACTATCAGTAAAGCATATGCTCCTATTACATATGTTGAGAAAGTAGCAACAGGAACTGCTGGTGTTGGTAAAACATTTTATAAACTTGCAATAGATTCTGGATATGATAGAAGTGGTATTACAAATGGTGCCATTTATGGAGAATTTTCAGTCCATTCTAAAACTAAAGTAATTGGTAATGTTGGTATTGGAACTACTGTTTTAGATGTAGATTCTACAGTAGGATTCCCAAATAGCGGCGAATTATCATTACAATACAAGAATTTGTCTATTGGTGTTGTATCATATACCTCAAAATCATTAACTCAGTTTTATGGATGTACAAATATTACTGGAGTTATACTTGATAAGACATCTGTTGGGATAAACACCTATGCATATGGGTATTCTTCAGATGATCAAACTAAAGTTATTAAAATAAAGATTAATTCTGTTATTGATAAACTTGATTATTCAGATGATGCATATGGATATTCTGCAGGGGATGAAATCAAAATCAATACATTAGGTGTTGGTGCTACGGGATTTAAGGCTAATAATTGGTTCTATAATGGTTGTCCAGTATATAATGTAAAGAGTTTTATATTAGTTGATGCTTCTGACCAAACTTGGGAAATTACATTAGATTCAGACCATTTCTTTAGGGTTGGAGATAATGCAGTACTTAATGGTAGGGATAGTTCACCTAGAGATTGTCAAGTTGTATCAATCTCTTCTGCTAAATCCTTTGTTATAAGTGGACAAGGAGCACTTTCTACTTCAGATGTTTATAATATTAGAAGAACTATATCAAAAGCAGTACCAAGTGGTAGTAATGCAATTGGTGCAGGAATATCAGTATTTACGACAGATATTCAAAATCTTTATGTTAACGATGATAAAATATTAATTGCTTCAGCATCAATTCCTTCTTATGGTACACAACCATTAGATGCTTATGACCATTCAGTAACTTTCAGTGGAACATTTAGTGGTCAGGATTGGGAAATATCATCTCAAGACCATGCATTCTATACTGGTGATTCTGTATACTTCTCACCACCTAAAATAACCCAAAATTACATTAATTCTGCTGGACAACCTGCTAGTAGAATAGTGGATGGTCCTGCACTTGTAGATGAAGGTATATATTTCATTTATAGGGTTAATCTTAATACTATAAGACTTTCAAGTTCTAAATCAGATCTTTTACAGAACAGATACATTAGTTTATCAACTCCTGTAACAGTAACTGATAATAAGATACAAGTTATAGATTATACTAATAAGATTTTAGAAACACAAAAAATCTTAAGAGAAATTGATATTGCTAATAATGAAGGACTAGAAACTAAAACTTCACCAGGATTTACTGGAATTTTGATAAATGGTGTAGAAATTCTTAATTATAAATCTAGAGATTATATACGTTATGGAGAAATTAAGAGTATTGATCTTCTTTCTAAAGGAAACAATTATGATATCATTAATCCACCTGACTTAAAAATTGATGATTCAATAGGAGTGGGTGCAACTGGATATGTATCAGTATCAGGTTCTTTATCAGAAGTTAGAGTATTAGATAGTGGTTTTGATTATCAAGAGAAGCCACTTTTAACTATTAGTGGTGGTAATGGTTCTGGAGCACTTCTTACTCCAAATATGAAGTCAATCCCTCATCAAGTTAAATTTGATGCTACGCAAAAGGGTGAAAGAATTATAATTGGTGCAAATTCTCTTATTAATTTTACTAAAAAGCATAGATTTATTACAGGAGAAAAAATAATCTATATTACTGATAATGAAACTAATGTAGGTGGAATTTCTACTGCATCAAATTATTATGTTGATGTTATTAATGAGTATAAGATTAGACTTCACAATAAGTCATCTGAAGCAATAGTAGGTATTAATACAATTACCTTTAGTTCATTTGGTACAGGTAATCAAATAATTAAATCATTTAATAATAAACTTGTAGTAGAGTCTGTCAATGTAATCTCTGCAGGTAGTGGTTATGAGAATAAAAAGAGATTATCAGGCACTACTGGTATTAACACTTCTCTTAATTTAATCAATATTACTGACCATGATTATGAATCAGGTGAGAGCGTCACGTATACCGCCCAGGAGACCCCTGTAGGCGGTCTAATAAGCGGAAATGACTATTACGTCACAAAGATAGATAAGGACAATTTTAAGCTGTCTGAGGTGGGTATTGGTGGAACTTATAGTAATTATTACTATAACACAAAACAATACTTAGATTTTTCATCTGCTGGTATAGGAACCCATTCTTTCAATTATCCAGAGATCAAACTTAATATACAAACATCTGGATTGACGACTACAGCATATGATGCAGAATTAGAACCAATATTCAGAGGAGAACTTACTTCTGTTAGATTGGAGCATAATGGAGTTGGATATGGATCTTCAGAAGTTCTTAATTTAGAAAAAGAACCATTAGTTACTTTAGCTGAGGGTAAGAATGCACAAATCGCAGTAATTGTATCAAATGGTACTATTATTGACACTCTAATACAAAGTCCAGGTAAAGATTACAGTGCTGTTGATTTACAGGTAATCGGAAGTGGATCAGGGGCAATTTTATCACCTGTTATCACTGATGGTAAGATAACCGAAGTTAGAATTATTCAGGGTGGTGTAAATTATGAAAATGGATCAACATTCATTAATATAGTACCATCTGGTCAAGGTGCTCAATTTAAGAGTAATATTCAATCATGGAATGTTAATTTAGTTAATAAAAATCTTAATAAGTTCACTGTAGATGATGGATATCTTGTTGATGGTATAAATTCCAATTTTAGTCTTCAGTATGCTCATTTATATGCCCCAAGACAGTTAAGAGAAAGGGTATTTTCAGTTGATCAGGTTGGTAGGACAATGTATGGTAGTTACGACCTATCTAAAGATCTAGGTGGTAATGAAGGTACTTCTACTCAGCATTCTCCAATTATTGGATGGGCATATGATGGAAACCCAATTTATGGTCCATATGGTTATATAACAAAAGCGGGTGGTATTATTACTCAGATGAAGTCTGGATATAACAGTAGAGATGCTAAATCAAAAGATAATAGACCACAATTGTTTGATGAAGGATTCTTTGTAGAGGATTATGAGTATCAAAAAGTATCAGATGAGACTGTACTTGATGAAAATAATGGTAGATTCTGTGTAACTCCAGAGTTCCCAGAAGGTGTATATGCTTATTTTGCTACTATTGAAGAAGATATTGCAACTTCTGGACAGTTTGTTGGTTATAAGCAGCCATTATTCCCGTATTTAATAGGTGATAAGTTTAAATCTAAACCAAATCCATTTAACTTTGATAAAAACTCAAATCAAGATGAATATCCTTTAGATAATACTGATTGGATTAGAAACACGACTCCATATAATTTACATGAAGATGGTTTGGACTATGGGTATATTTCTTTACCGAATGAACTTAAACAGAGTGCAAGTATTACTGGAGTTGCTCCAGGTGCTATTGATAGTATTGGAATAGAAACAGGTGGTACTGGATATTCTGTAGGAGATTCCCTTGTATTTGATAATACTGGTACTAATGGTTCAGGAGCATCTGCCAGGGTTTCTATGGTAGAAGGTAAGAAGTTTAATACTATTAGTGCTGCTTCTTCTATTATTACTGAAGCTGAGATTTATCCCTCAAATTCATATGAAATACGTACTAAAGATCCCCATAACTTCGCAAATGGTAATTTAGTATCTGTTAGTGGTTTATCTACAACATCTTCTGGAATTGAAGGTGTTTATCCTATATCTGTTACAACATCATCATTTAGTTTAGTTGGTCTTGGGACAACTACTTTTGGAACTGATGTTATTGCTGTTACTGGAATAGTTACTTACTTTAATGTTTCTGGTGATAGTGATTTTGTAAAAATTAATGATGACCTTGATATTGGTGAAAATATTGGAATCTTTGATTTACCTGAGAAGATTAGAATATTAAACATTGATAAGAAATCTTCTAGGATAAGGGTTCTAAGAAATGTTGGACTGGATCCAGGAATAATGACTTCAGGTGCCCATCTTACTGGTACTCCTATTGTTGAGGAATCTAGAAGATTTACTATACCTGCTGGATTAAGTACTACATTTGATGGTAGGGAAAATACTGAGTATTATTTTGATCCTAAAGAAACTGTTGGATTGGGTCTTACAGTTGGTATATCCCATACTGCTTATGTTACTAATCCTGGAGCAGGTGCGTCGATATTAAATATTGCTACAAGAGCAATTTGGTTACCAGATCATAATTTACGAACTGGAGATAAGGTAAATTATTATTCTGGATCTGAAATTTATAGTACTTTTGGTGAACCTATAGGTGTTGCTACAGCAGGTATTGGAACTAATCCAGTATCAGTACCACTTCCTATAGGAATAGGAGATACTTTATTTGTTGCAAAGATAAGTGATAACTTAATTGGTCTATCTACTGTTATGGTAGGTATGGGCAGCACTGGTACTTTTAGAGGCGTTGCAAGCGAATACAGAGACTCTACAACACTATTCTTTGATAGTGCTGGTACTGAATCAACGCATAGTCTTAAAACAAACTTTGAACCAATTACTGCAACTGTCACTAGACATTTAGTTACTGCATCATTAGATGAAGAACATGGATTATCAAATGGTGATGAAGTAGTAATTTCTGTAAATCCAGGTGTTGCCTCAACTTATATTGTTAAG